ACCTATGTGCTCATTGCCTGGATGCTTTATACCATTTTTAATTACCTGATTATTTTGCAATGCAACTTTAGGCACCCAAGAAACTTTAAATCTACCATTAGGGTTTGGGCTAAACATTACTTTAGAATCTTTAACGCCATGCTCCCAATTAAAGCTACCTGTTGTTATAACGCCTGAGCTTTTTAAATCTTCGTTATAATCTATTTGTTCGTATATTTTTACTAAGTTAAATATGCTATTTTTAGTTTCATCACGAAACGCATGCTCCTCTGTACGCGGAAACTGCCTATAAAACTCATTTAAAGCGTCCTGATCGCCTTTTAATCCTTCTACCTCATTATCCCAGTGCTCGATGACCCCGACCTCGATAGCGTCGCCGTGTGGGCCAATGCAATCTGCTGATGGGGTTTCGAATACAGGCATTCCATAAGAATCAATGAATCCCTCGTAGTTCCATTCCATAGGTATGAACAAAGAATATAATCCTGACTTAGTTTGTCCATTGCGGTTTCGTTTTGTAACGTCTGAGTCATTATAAAGCTTTTTAAAGTTTTCTCCACCTTTGTCTAGTGCATTTGATGTTGATCCCATCATACACTTACCTATAACTCTACTACCTAATCTTAATGTAGTTTTTGTTACACGCCAGTTATTTAATATGTTATCTGGCTTTTCCCACTTGCCGCTTTCATCGTGCACTAACAGCTTTAACTTTTCACCGTCATAGCTGTTATCGCCTGTGTTTTTCCAGTCAATAGTTGTATCTAATCCTTCTAACAACTCTTGATCCTGTTTGTTTTGTATTGACTTCCTTGTGAGCCTTGAAGCTGGTATTCTATACGCTAGCTCTGTTTTCGGACGGTCCATACCGTCTTGTATTGGCTTAAAGAAAAATGGATAGTTTACAGATATTGGTACTACCTTGTCTGTAAACATTTTTTTAGCGTCAGAACCGGACTTTGATAATATTCCGAATCGCGCATCGCTTGATATTGTAGCCATGTTAACGGTCTCACCGCTTGCCATAAAGGAAAAACCTGAGCGTCTGTTTTTGAGATAGCACATACCGTAGCATCTGGAATCCGCTTTACAAGCTTCCCAGAAAATGAAGAATAATCTGTTGGCTTCCCTAAAGTCTGGGTGCCCAACGTCAATCTTAGACCATTGCAGGTACATAAAGTGAGTGCCAGTAATGTAAGTGCCCACACCTTTATTATTGAACCAATGGCCTTCTTCGCGGCGTTTGAATTGTTCATCTATGTATGTCTCCCATTTTTCTTTAAAGTCGTCAGGATAATCCCTCCAGTCAAACACACTTTGAATGCGCTTTAATTCTTTTGGTATTTCTTCAACAACCCATTTGTCATTTGATTTATCTATATTCGAAGGTAGCTTGGGTAATGCTATCTTCAAATTTTGTATATTGTATATTTCACCAATTTGTCCGGTTTTGCTAATAACAACGATATCATGCTCTTTGTTATAACCGTATTTCCATTTCTTACCTTTATTAAGTCTACTTATAGTAGTCTTTTTGATAGGTGTTATTACGCTATATAAAGTTTGCTCGTACATTACTTACTCCTTCTTTCTGCAAATCCTGAAAAGGTTTTCTTTTTTTCCTCTTCTTTAGGTTTGTTCTCTAATATAGCTTCTTCTTCTTGTATACGCGTAAGTATTTCAAAAGCATCAAATATAGCTAACTTTTTTGTAGCCGCAGCGTTCTTCAACCTATCAGCTGATATGTCATCATCAGAATCAACTATAGGTTCTTTAGCTACTTTAATTAATTCCTCAACTGCTATTTGCCCAGCTTGGATTATATTCTTCTTCGTCTCCTTGATATTCATATTTAATTGTAATTAGATTTGTTGGAACACGATATAATTTTTCTTTATTTATAATAAATTCGTACTCTGCGCCAGGCCTAAAGCCTACGAGATCACCTTCTTCAACACTTTTTAAACTAGGGTCTTTATATTTAAGCACTCCTATTAATGGTTTTTCAAAGTTGATTGAAAACATTTTATTTTCTTTTATGGGTTTAACAAAGTTAAATCCATTTAATGGTATCCACTTGTATATACGCTTGTACGCGAATATTTGATCTGGCGAAACAAAATACATATTGTTTTTATAATAGCTCCTGCTATTTTTTTCTTCGCCTCTAATATCCCGGAATCTACGGAATACATTGTGATGCAATACAACCTCATCGCCTTCACGTACACCAGTTGAGTTTGTCTTTGGTGTGGCCATAACAATACCTATTCTTGAAACAAAATTATGATTTTGTAATTCCGTATTAAGTATTAATTCTTTACCATCTATTGTTTTTGTATTGTTATACCTGTCTTCTTTAGGCATAACAACAAAATCAAAAACGCCTCTCATTAATAGTCTATATTGTATTCAATGGCTATTGCCATATTTTTATTAAAATCTTTCCAGGGTATCACATCGTTACCCTTCTGAATATAGATAGAGTACTTTTCTTCTTCTTCTATAATATTAACTATAGTATGACCACCATACACTTCCTGTCCAACAGAATAGTGCATGGCGTCATTTTTATAGTCTTTTCCTATACTAATCTTCCTTAGCAGGCTCACGTAATTCTCCTGTATTAATATCGATTACTTTATCACCATACTTAGTTTGCAGCTCTTTTTGCTGCTCCTCAAGTTTGGTTTTCATTTGAGCAAATGCGTGTAGCAGCTCATGCTTTTGTAATTCAATACCACCAATTTGCGTTTGAACGCTGTTTAGTTGATTAATAGTGTTCTTTAGAGCTTCTAGCTCTTCTGTAGATAGTTTTGCTTCTTTAGCCATTTTATTTAATTTAATTGTTATTGCTGGATTTCTTTGCTTTTTCCCAGGTACGCCCAACAAAATACGCCCCGTAGACTGTTATTAATAAAGATTGAAAAATTGGTATATAGTCTTCAGCTATTTTAAACTCTCCTATATTGCCATCAAAAAAACAAAGCGCCGTAAAGATAACAGTTAAATATATAAGAACCATAGGTCTTATATTTTTAGAAAGGAATGAATCAGAATTCATATCTGCTTCCCATCTTGCTGTTACTTGCTCTTGCGCTTCTTTATCTGCTTTTTCTAGAATCTCAGTTATTAAACGATGAGCTTCTAGTTTTTCTTCTTTAGTTGTAGTTAATTTATCAATGACATCCCCGACTTCTTTAATTACTCCACCGGTAAGCCATTCCCATATTTTTTTCATAGTACTAACATTTCCATCTGCGTCTAGCTGCGCAGATTCTTTTATCTGGTGTTTTACTGCAATTTATATTATGCATTTCCATTTGCCCTTTAGATCTTGCGCAATATGACGTACGTCTTTTACCTCCTCCTGGTTGTGGAGCTTTAAGGTTACCACCTGTTTTTTTATTATAAGCTTTTCTACCAGCCTCGGTCATTCCTGCACCTTCTTTGGCTGTTAAAAAATGTCTCCCTTTACCTTTCGTTGTTTTACGAAGTTTTGCGGCTACTGAGTTTTTTGGTTGCTGAATATAAGGCATAATTTATTTTTTTAGTTTTGAACCATAGCCCCCCATTTTATATGGTGCGCGCTTTTTATTAAAAGTACTTCCAGCCGCAGCCTCGCCTCTCAAAATATCAGCGCTAGTACCTTCTCTAGTTCCTGAAACGTACTTCTGTCCAACACCAATACCTTGTGAAATTTGTTTTACATTTTCGTCATATTGTTGCTGAGCTGATTCGCTCTTCATTCCCGCTTTGTTAATACCAGCTGTAACTTTTTCGTATTTTTTTCTATCGCTGCCAAAACCTAGAAAGCCTTTTTTCATTCCTTTTTTCTCGTCGAAACTTAATTTACCATCGCCATCTTTGTCGTATGTTTCAAGTAATTGTGACTTTTTAAATTCTAAGTTTGCCTTCTTTTTGGATTGTCTGGATACTTTGCCAGCCATTTTTTCACTAGACTGCTGCTCCCATTTTCTATCCCATTTATCTTTACCAACACCACGTGTATTGATTAACTGTGGAACATCTTCTTTTTTGTCAGGAGTACCTGCTGTTCCAGGTGTAGCTGGCTTCGGAGGTTTATAACCTTCTCTAAGACCCTCAGCTTGCTCTCTAGCATATCTTTTTCTTTTTTGCTCTTCTGATTCATTTGCTAAATACTCTTTCCACTTGTCATCTGACATTTGGTTTTCTGCAGCTTTAACAATTTTCCCACTTGAACCAGGATCTCCAGGATCTCCAGCTGAGCCTTCTTGACCAGGGGTAGTTGTTCTAATAAGCAACTTTCCTGCGTCGTCAACAACGTTTTCTACTATCGGCTCGGTCTGCTTATTAGGCGACACAGACATTCCTTTACTTGTGCTGTGCTGAATTCTAGATGTTATAGGTTTGCTCATTTTTATTGTTTTAGTAAGTTTGAGATTGACGAACCTAGATCAGGCACATTGATCTTCATTTCCTGCATAGACGGTACTTTAAATTTGTTAAAAGGATTAGTTTTATTTTCCTCCACGTCTGTAGTATCAGGCTTTCTTTTTTGTGTATTCTTTTTGTCACCCTCAAGACCTTTTTGTACTTCTGCGCCTAGGTCTAAAAATGTTTCTTTTGTTTGCGCTTCGCCTGCAACAATAGCTTCATTCATTTTGTTTGGCGATGATTTGCATTTTTGTGTTATAGGTAGTGACTTCATTTTTTTTCTTGTTTGTAAGCGTCTTTTTCCCACTCTAAATCAGAAGGATCTCCTTCTTTAATCTTTTTACCAGCGCTAGCCAACATACCATTGTCTAGTCTTTCATACACGCGAGCAGGTGAACGAGTGTCTTTTTTCCAGGTAACCATGTTATCATCGTAGTCCAACTTGTTCTGAAGCATCTGTTCATGATGTATATTTTCATGATCTATAGAGTCTTTCTTTTCTTTCTCACTGGCGTTCTTATCCACAAAAGTAGTACGATCCCTATTAGCTTCGGCTATAACCCCAGGCTCTAATTTTTTTTCAAACACAGGTCTACCAAATTCAGATAGCTCCTCGTTGATGCCAAATACCTCGCCTTTAGATTTAAGCTTAAATGCCATTATTTCCCGTAATATCCTTTTTTATAATTTTTTCCGGGAGCAGACTTTCCTTCTTTAGCCGCAATAGCACTTACAATTTCTTTAGGTAAGTTAGCTTTTTGCTTAGCAGTTTGCTTAGCTGGTGACCCGCATCCGCATCCCTTGCTTGATCCTCCTTCTACTTTACCTACGTTTAGCAATGGCTCCTTGATACCTCCTTTGGTACCTTTTTGAATTTTAGCTGTAATTGGTGTTAAGTTCATGTTATCTTTCTTTATCGTTAATCATATCGTCAATAGCTTTGTTATAAACTTTATCCGTATATGTTTTATTTTTATAAAATGTACTTCTCTCAGATGTTGGCAAATCCTCTTCTGCTAACATTATTCTGTATATTCTTTTAATTAGTAGCTTACACTTATTTGATGTTTTATAAACAGCGTACTTAGACGTAGTGCGGTTTCTTTCTTTAAATACATCAATCCAACCGTTTCTTCTTAAGCGTTCCCACCGGTTTTTATCCCAGCTGTAAGTATAAACACCGTTAATAAAATCATTACGTGTAAAAAGCTTTTTGCAATCTAAATAAATAAGTAGTTCTAAATCAGCATCTTTTAAATTGTAAGTTTTACAGACCCACCTTCTGATAAGCCTGTAATACTTTAACAAATTCATATCCTGCAAGTCTTGCCCGCTTAGTCTCATTCTATAAGTACTATATCTGAGATTTTTAACACATAATACAAATGATCGTTCCATTCAATACCATGCCCGGCGTGCTTATCATACCTAACAAGATCTCCGTCTTGTAGTATATCTATTTGGTCACCTATACTAATGACCCTGCCTTTAACGTAACGTACGTCTTTATTTTGCTTTTCAGTAAGTTCTAATCCGCCTACTTTTGACGGCTCCTCTTTTATCTTGTCTACAATTACAAAGTGATTTATTGCTTTCATGCTAATCGTTTATTACTGATTATACAATCGGCAGATATAATTGTATTAACAACACTCACTGCGTTTTTTAAAGCTGTTTTTGTAACTAACACTGGATCTATAATCCCAGCTTTGATCATATTAACATCTTTACCCGTTTTAACATCTATACCTCTATTTTTGATTTGAGGATACACCACAGGCATATTGGCATTTTCTAATATAGTTTCATATGGCGATCTTATCGCTTCTAACAATATTTCTTCACCTTTGTTTTTAGCTTTTACTAATGTAGAGGCATTTAACAAAGCAACTCCGCCTCCAGGAACTATACCTTCTTTATAAGCAGCTTTTGTCGCATATATCGCGTCTTCGATGCGATCTTTCTTTTCTTTAAGCTCAACCTTAGAATCCGCTCCAACATATATTATACCGACTTGTCCGGTTAACATTGATAAGCGTTGCTCTAATTTTTTCTTAAAAAATGGATTGGTTTCTTCGGCTATTTGCTTTTCAACATCCATTATTCTTAATGCAACCTCTTCATTTGCTTCGGCTACTTGCAGAACAGTGTTTTTATCGTCTGTAACAGCTTTAAACGCTTTGCCTAATACATCAGGGTCTATGAGATCTAAATCGTCCCCTAACTCTTCGTTTATTATATTAGCACCAGTAAGTATTGCTAGATCTTCAAGCGTCTGCTGCTTAGTTGGCCCAAAGCCAGGTAAATCAACTATATTTACTTTTATATTGCCTTTTACTTTATTGGCTAATAATGTTTGATACGGTTGTTGATCCATATCCGCTACTATCAGTAAGCTACGCTTATTTTTTATAACATGCTCAAGCACATTTTGTATTCTACGTATATTTGGTATAGGTGAAGATACTATAAGAACATATGGATCTTCTAATGTAGCTGTACCTTTATTTTTATCCGTAGATAAATGCTGCGATTTTAATCCACTGTCAAATTGTACGCCATCAACAAACTCAACATAAGTTTCGTTTGTATCAGACTCTTCCATTAGAACGACTCCATTTTTTCCAACTTTTTCATAAGCTTGTCCAATTTTATCTCCAAGCTCTGTGTCGTTGTTGCATGAAATACTAGCAACTTGCTTAAGCATG